CAAGTCGCGCACGACGGGCTCTGGGCGCGGTTATTCGGCTGATCTGCTGGTCTGGGATGAGGCGATGGTCATCAACGACAAGGTTGTTGGCGCGCAGAAGCCGATGACGCGCGCGTCCACCGCTAAGTACGGCTCAAAGACGATTTATGCGGGTTCGGCGGTCGATCGGTTCGTCCATGAGCACGGCGTGAACTTCGCGAGGATGCGAAAACGCGGGATCGAGCACGATCCGCGCGTCTCCTGGCACGAATGGTCTGCCGAAGGCGACCCATCCGAGGTCACAGTCGAGATGTTGAGCGATATGCGGCTCGCGAGGGCCGGGAACCCGTCGATGGACGACGGTTTGATCTCGGAGGACACCGTTTTGGACGAGATTTCGGGTATGCCGCCCCGAACGGCGGCCGTGGAGCTGTACGGGATGGGTGACTGGCCCCCAACGGACGCTTCCGTCTCGGGTTTGTTCGATGTGAAGCATTGGTCCTCGCTCGCCGGCGACGTGGAGTTGGAGGAGCCGACCCTGTCCCTGGATGTGTCGCCGATCCGGACGTGGGCGACGATCATGGGTGCCAAAAGGGTCGGCGACAAGGTCCATATCGGCCTTGTTCACCGTGAGGACGGGACAGGCTGGATCGTGGAGCGCCTCTTGGAGTTGATCGAGGAGTTGCGCCCGGTGCGGATCGTCTGTGACGAGCGCGGACCCGCTGCTTCGCTCCTCGACGAGCTCGAAGAGGCTGGAATCGAGGTGGAGACCATCGGAACCGTTGAATACACGCGCGCCTGCGGGGCGTTCTTCGACGCTGTGGAGCAGGGAACGATCGTCCATGACGGAGATCAGGCGCTCGAGGCGGCTGTTCGTGGTGCCGCCCAGCGGACGCTTGCGGATGCTTGGGCTTGGTCGCGGAAGCACTCGCGTTCGGATATCACGCCGCTTGTTGCTGCGACGATTGCTTATCGGTCTGAGGCGACACAGGAGAAGAAGAAGCTGTTGGCGGTGTCGTTCGGATGAGACCCATCAAGATCACGACCACAGTTCATCTCAGCGGAAAACGAGTCGCGAGGCGCGTCACTGAGTTGCAGAAGCTTCGTCGCCGCCCCTGGTATCTCAAATGAGGTTCCTGCCCGCTCGCTTCCAGTCGCAGGATCTCGAAGCCACACGCGACCAGACCGAGTTCAGCCTCGATGGGTATATCGCCTACCTCAACGAGTTCATCTACAACGGCAACGCTTACTTCACCCAGGGGCCGCAACAAACACAGCCCGGACAGAAGCAGGAGGTCATCGGACCCGCATATCGGGCGATCACCGACCTCGCCTACAAATCCGACAGCGTCGTGTTCTCATGTATGCAGACGCGGGCGCGCCACTTCAATCAGGCGCGCTTCCAGTTTCGCAGGTTGCGTGACGGCCGGCTCGGCGACTACTTCGGCACACCCGAACTACAAGTATTGGAGAAGCCATGGGTTGGTGGCACGACACAGTCACTCCTGACCCGGATGATCATGCACGTCGATCTTGGCGGCAACTGCTTCGTCGTCCGCAAAGGCGACGGACTAGCACTCCTCAGGCCGGATTGGGTGACGATCGTGATCGGATCGAACACGAACCCGGAGATTGGCGCCTGGGCGACAGACGCAGAGGTTCTCGGTTACGTGTACTCGCCTGGAGGCTATGGAACACAGGGTTATGAGACTGAGACGTTCCTGCCGGAAGACGTAGCCCACTGGGCGCCGATCGCCGACCCGGAAGCCCGTTTCCGCGGCATGAGTTGGCTGACACCTCTGATCCGTGAAGTGATGGCGGACAAGGCCGCGACCGAATCGAAGCTGCGGTTCTTCGAGAACCCGACACCGAACATGGTCGTCAAGTTCGACACGCCCGACTTGAAGGAATACGAACAACAGGTTGCCGCGTTCAAGGATGCCCATAAGGGGCCGCGCAACGCTTTCAAGTGGATGTTCACGGCGGCTGGTGTGGACGCGACCCCGGTGGGAGCGAACATGCAGCAGCTCGACTACCGGCTCGTGACCGGCGCAGGCGAAACCAGGATCGCCGCCGCCGCCGGCACGCCGCCCGTCATAGTCGGACTGTCCGAAGGGTTGCAGGGCTCGAGCCTGAACACCGGCAACTATCAGGCGGCACGCCGCAACTTCGTCGACGGAGTCATCTTGGATCTCTGGAATTCAGCCGCCGGCGCCCTCTCGAACATCATCGCGGTCCCTGGTGACGCGAACCTTGCCACCGACCCGCGCGACATCAGCTTCCTCAAGGAAGACGCTGTAGAGCAGGCCGAGATCCTCCAGAAAGAGTCCATCACCATCCGCTATCTGGTGGACGCCGGCTACAAGCCGGACACCGTGATCCTTGCTGTAACCAACAACGACCTCTCACTTCTCGAGCATAGTGGCCTGTTCAGTGTCCAGCTCCAGGCGGCGACAGCTCCGAAGCAGGGATTGTTCGCTGGTGTACCGGTCCCGAACACGGAGCCTGGCGCTCCGTCTGCCGCGCAGACCGCGCCAACGAACGGAAACGGTAGCGCGCCTCCTGCCGTTCCGACGCGCTCCGACACTCACGTCCACTTCGACTACGGCGCGTTCCAGCTCCCAGGTGCCCCCGACGTGAACATCAACGAGGGCGCGATCCGCACCGAGATCACGACACCAGACGTCCATGTGGATGTGCAACCCGCTGACGTGAAGGTCGAGCCGAACATCACAGTGGAGGCTCCGCCGCCGGCGAACGTGACGGTTGAGCCGACCCGGATCGAAGAGGGTGCGATTCAGGTGAACGTCGAACCGCCCGACGTGGATGTGACGATCGAACGGTCGAAGAAGCGTCGCGTCGACTACGGCGATGGTCGCTCGGCAGTGGTGACTGACGGCGAGGCGAAACGGATCGACTTCGACGATGGCGACAGCGTGACGATCACCGACATGCCGGAGGACGAAGACGAATGAATGCGATGGTTTATGACTCGTTCCTGATGGGTTACTTCCTTCGCACCGTCGACTGGGTCCAAGACAACTTCAAGGTCGTGCTCGTAACTGGCGACTACCAACCCGACACGCTGGCGCACAGGACACGCTCCGACCTTGGAGGTTTCGAGCTCGGCACCAGCAGCGGCTACGAACGTGGCGGCATGAGACTCCGCGGCCGACAGATCGAACAGAACGAACCGAACGGAGTGATGCTCGCCGCCGGCGACGTCACCTGGGACGGCTTCACCGGAGACTTCCGCTACGCCGTCGTGTGCCAGGACAACGGCAACCGCTCACAGGACACGCTAGTCAGCGTCTCTGACATGGGAGACCAGCACGTCGAGAACGCCAGAGTGCTGCTCGCCTATTCAGCGGACGGCGTCTGCCTGTTCGCACCCGACGAGGAGGACTAGATGGCGAAATACAAGGGAGACGTCGTCTTCGTCGAAGGCGTCCACTACGCGGTCGGCAAGGACGGACACGCGAACAAGGACAAGCCGTTGCGCTGGGATGACAGCGGCTACAGGGACGCCGAACCCGGAGAAGGCTTCCACAACGACCACATCGAAGGCAGCGAAACCGTGCTCGAGCCGGGGAGCGAATAGATGTCAGGGTCCAAGAGCAACTACCTATCCAAGAAACTCGTCGAGCTCCCGGCGGGCGGGCAAGCCTACTCCGCGGCAGGCCACGTCTATGTAGCGCTTTGCACCACGCTTCCAGACGACACCAGCACGGGAACGTCGATAGTCGAGACCGATTACAGCGCATACGCGCGCACCGAGATCGGCACAGCGAACGACCAGTCGACGGCATGGAACGCGGCGACAGGAACAACCACGGCGACGGTGACGAACAAGGCGGCTGTTACGTTCCCGGTCGCGCTCGGAAACTCAACGAACCCGATCGTAGGGATCGCAGTCGTCGACGCATCCACGGTCGGAAACGTTCTCTACTGGGCGTCCGTCACATCGACGCCGATCGCGACGGGTGACACGCCGAAGATCAACGCGGCCGCCCTAACACTGGTGGAGGACTAACCTCTGGCCTTCGACGCTCACACGAACTTCGCCTACTCCACCATCC